TTGTGAGGGTGTACGGCTCTATAAACTGTGACCCCTAGCCCCCGACGACGGTCGGGGGTGAATTTTTTTATTCTGGGTGGGACCCGCCCACATGCTCTTCCCTGCGACAATTTGTTTCTTGACACAAGATATAGTTGCGACATTTTGCGCGTTGATCAAATGTTAAGTTATGATATTGTCTAATTATGCGCCCTCATTTGTAGATTTATCGGCGCTATAAACTATAAATCTTCAATAGGGTCTTTACCCGTGGGAATAGACGCATTAGTTCGTCTCAATGCATGGGTACTGATCCCTGGTCATAAGATACAGCTGTGGGCAATCTAAGATATCGCAACTTATGACCTGGGATCGGGGTACCGATTGAGCAATGCGCTCGGGCATGGAACCTGTAGTTAATTCCACCGTTAAAATGCTGGGGACGGGGTGGGCACCCAGGGCTACAGGCTAAGCCTTTTTTTAAGCCCGCTTTTTGGGTGGGACCCGCCCTCATGCGCTTTCGCGCCTGTGACAATTTGCACCTTGACACAATATCTAGACTTTTACATGTGACACTTTGCGCAATGTTATTGAATCATGACTCAGGATATAGTGAGCTCATGAACAAAAAACAATTGAAAGAAATCACCTGGACTTTTTCAAAGCCTTCAAAGATGCCTGGATATAGCTACGGCTTGCCCGCGTGGGAATGCAAAACAGGGTCTAAGCTTGCAAAAATTCCTGGGACAGTTTGCTTTGGTTGCTATGCTAAAAGGGGTTTTTATACGATGTATAAAGGCGTTAAGGCGGCGCAATATAAAAGATTAAATTCTATTACTAACCCTTTATGGGTTCGAGCAATGGCTTCACAAATTAACGGCTTTAAAATTAAGGTCTTTAGATGGCATGATGCGGGGGATATTCAAAGCGTAAAGCATTTATTAAAAATTTTTAAAGTCTGTAAGTTAACGCCAGGCGTTAAGCATTGGATGCCTACTAAGGAGGCGCAATTCTTAAAGATGGTACCAATTGAACGAGTCCCCAAAAATTTAATTATAAGATTATCAGGAACTAATATTGATGGATCCGCGGGCAAATTTTGGAAGTATACTAGTACAGTAACAACTGACCCTAAAAAAGCAACATGTCCAGCGCCTTCTCAAGGCGGCAAATGCTTAGATTGTAGAGCTTGCTGGAATAAAAGAATTAAAAATATAGCATATTTAAAACATTAATATGATTAGATCCAAACATAACAATCTATTAAACTATTTTATTTATAGTGAGCGCGAGCTCTCTAAAGAATACGTCAACAAGTGTAAAAAATTTTTTAAAGAATTTGCTGCGGCTGGTCCGTTGGAAAATGATATACGGAAACCGAGATGTAGCCACAAGGTCGCAAAGCCTTCAGGAACCAGACTCGGACGCGGCAAATGTCCTAGTATTCCTCTAATGTGCCATCCTCATGGGTGGCCAAAAGGAAACCCTAAGTATAGGAACAAGGAACAAGGCTCAAGTTTGAAATACACTATAAATGGGAAAAAGCCACATGCTTAAAGTAAATGTTTTTTTTATTTTGAGTGGGAACCGCAAACATGTGCTTCTCTTTTAGTATTCTGGGAGGGCCCCGCCCACATGCACCCTCAGCGGTGCGACAAAATGTCACAGAGGCAATCTGTCAGGTTGACAGCCAAATTGTCGCATGGCCCGCGGTAAAAGGTCACAGGCTCAGGCACACGCACAGGTTGAGAAAAAGTAACAGGTGCGACACAAAAGCGAATATTAATTTTCAGCTAAAAATGCGAGACTCCGTTATTGTCAATTTAACAAACGGAGGAATAAATGGCATTACAATACGACTACACGACAATCTCTACAGAAGGTTGGAGCAAACAGGACCACGATCTTGCAGCAAATTTTTGTTGGACTATGTCTTTCATAGATCAAAGAGAAATCACGGAAAAGAACAAAACCGAGATTATGTTCAGGATCCAATTTTTACAAAAATTGGGAATGGGTCCCTGGACTCATACGCAGCCTTTAAAAGAGGTGAAGAAAATAGTGAACCGACTGGTTGGTTACAAAACCAATGTTGGAGAACTTTCTACCAAAAAATTTATGAACAGATGGATGGTTGCCAAAAAAGATCGGATCATGGATCAAGTTCTGAAGGAGGCAAAAAATGGACAATAGATCTATGCAGCTGGTTCGAGAAAAGATCCAGGAAATTACTTTTGAGTACGATCGTGAAGATCGTGCTCTTAAGGCCATCGAAAAAATCTACATGCTGGTATGCAGCCGTGATGGCTGGTCCATCAGCAAAATGGAAAAAACTAAACTGGGAAGGGCGTTTATTGATATCGCTGAGTTCTACGGTGAACATGCTCCGGAGTGCAGGAGCAATTTTAGAAAACTTCCATAGATTTCCTCTAACAACCTGGGCGAGCAATCGCCCAGGTTTTTTAATATATATAAAATATAAAAGGAACAAGGAGCAGGCACAGGCGCTATAAGGAACAGGCACAAGTTGAAAAAAATATATAGGGTGGGACCCGCCCACAAGCACCTCCCAAGTTGCGCGGTTATGTCACATTGACAACCGGTGCGCGGTTATGTCACGTTGACAAAATTTTTTGAATCTCGGTCCATGATTCGGCAATCGGTGACACTGGCTCACGGCTCACTAACCGTAGGATCTCTTTCCCCTCATAAAGTTTTATGGCAAAAGGATCGAGGGACTTTTGCAAGATGAAAGTATTGCGTGGGTGCTTAATATGGAAGGCAATTTGATGTGGTGAGAAGATCAATTTTTTACGTTTTTCTACCTTCAATTCAATAGTAAAAAACTTCCCTTTTTTATTATAACACAATAGGTCTGGAACACCTGCAGAGGCCCAACTTTCCAGTCTTGTAAAGGATATTTCAGTTAAATTTTTTTTAACTTCTTGCCAAAATTTGGACTCATCTTTTGCCATGAATTTACCGTAAGCAGTATGGTTATAATTTCTTTAAAACTTTACCCATACGCCATGTTTCTGGCTTGATAGTAATTACTAATCTATGAGATTCTCTTACACCAACTAATTTATTTTGCATAAGTTCTATACCTTTGATGTCATAGAATTCACCATTAGGTAACACAACTTGTACTCTTGAATCTCCAGCTGTAGGGGATTTTAAAAACTTATCTAGTATTTGTCTGAAATGTCTTAAACTTATCATAATGTCTAGCGAGGGCTCAGTATCAGCCGAATGGATATCTTCCACGGTTTCGTAAGCCAACCCCCACCACAATCCAAAGTCGTTTATAACTTAAACGCATCAAACGGAGGTAAGATGCAGTTGACTTGTACTAAAAATTACGTTAATTGTCAAGTATGGGTATGCATAAAAATTTAACTCCAAAACAAATAAAATTCGCACAGGAGCTTGTTTATCACGAGGGTAGGAAGACTGCGACACAATGCGCAGTAGACGCAAAGTATTCAGAAGACCGAGCTCATGTTACAGCATCAGAGCTACAGAATCCAAAAATGTATCCTTTAGTAGTTCAATACATTGGACAGCTCAGGGATGAGATAAGAAAAAAATATGATATTGATTTTGAATCTCACTTAGCTCACTTAGGTAAAATGAGAAATGATGCTTTAGATGCTAAAGCCTGGACAGCTGCAATCAATGCAGAAGTAGCTAGAGGTAAGGCTGCTGGATTATACATAGAACAAAAAATTATTAGAACAGGTAAGTTAGATGATTTATCTGAAGAGGATCTAGATAAAAGAATCGCTGGTGTATTAGAAGATTACTCACCTATATTAAATGGTGTGACTCATGAAGAGTTTAAAGACAAAGTTAAATCAAATAAAAATACCGATGACCCGTTACCATCGGTAAAAGTAGTTGAAGCAGAAGAAGTTACAGATTAATTTTTTCTAATCTTACAATACATCCAATTGGAAATACATTACGATCACTAAAACATTCTTCTTTTGAATCATAACTTGCAAAAGTTTTTAAATCTTTTTTATTTTTATCAAATACATAACCATAGCTAACCATCTCTGCAGGTTTCATAGAATGAAACTCACTTGTACTAGCATGGCCACTATCACCCAAAATATCTAACCATTCGATTCTATAAAAATAATATCTTTTTTTATCAATCACCAATGATTTAAACTTAGACTTTTTTCTCTCTGATTTACGCATATCTCCTTATAGCACACTTTTTTCACCATCCTACCCATTTCATTCCGGGTTTAATCCAAACCTGTACGACTAAAGCAGATTGTAGTAACTTTTTTTAAATTGTAGTAAAAAAAAGTGGCTTATACCAACGATTGTAGACGCTGTAGTAATGACTTACTACAATGATACCGTGCTATTATTCGCTAATACCAACACTTCTAGACGAATCCCAGAAAATTGTAGTACTTTTTGGCACTTTGAACTTTTTTTGAAAAAAAAAAAATAATTTTAGTCTCGAAAAAAACCTTACAATGACTACAATGCGCATAAAACCTCACTTTTCGTAACTACAATTTGTAAAAAGTTACTACAATTTTGAACACATTCTTGCCACAATTGCCTTTTTACTGCCATGATCCACGTTCCTTGATCCATTTTTCTCTACTTTAGAATAATTATAATCTATTTTTTAGGAGGTATTTTATCTTTTAAAGAATGATAGACCTCGTACCAGGACTTACATTTATCACACTCATACATACTAACAATTTCATGATCTGAATCTGGATGAGTATCTTCTGTATCAAAATCATTATTCCATCTAAGTTCAGTATCGCAATAAAAACATTTCATTTTTTATCCTTTTCGTTATAATACTGATCCACTTTTCTAAGCCAATCAAACTTAGCCTGTCTAAATTCATTACCATCAAACTCAAATTTCTGAAAATAATTATCTTTAGTACATATAAGATTCACACCTTTAGTGATATTCGATCCGTATACTTCGTTGTGAGCGAGTGCATACGCAGCTAACTGTAGCTTATAGTCCTCAATCCACTCTCTTCTTTTAGGCTTGTTTGACTGTTTAAAATCTATTATACTCTCGACATTTTCATATATACCAACGAGGTCAGTGGCGCCCGCATAAAGATCGGGATAATATAAAGTTACTTCTAGTCCCCAATATTCATTTAATTTATCTGTAATACCTTGACTCCAAATTTGATGAGCCATCTTTTCTGCTTGTTGGCCAACTGGAGTTAAATCTATGTGCGGTTGGTCCTTGATCCAACCTTCTAAAATATGGTGCATAATGGTTCCTCTAGCTGCTGCAGTGTCTCTTATACGATCTGCTTCCGATGCCCCTACACGGGCCTTCCAAGCCTCTAGAGAAGCCTTTTTTTCATCACTCTGTGTAGCTGCTAATATAGTAGTAACACTCGGTAAAGGCTCTGTTTGACCTTTTATAACATACTTTCTCTTACCATCTATCTCGGTTCTTTCCGTAGTTGGGTATTCATATAAACTATTAATCTTTGGAATCATTTATCTCCTTATCTATTTCTAAATATTTTAACCAATCTTTCTTTGTAGTACTATTTTTTCTACTATTACACTGAGTACAACAAAAAACAATATTACCTTTTTTATAAGTCTCATCACTATTAAAACGATCCACTGAAAAATTTGGATAATTTCTTTTTTCTTTGAATCCTGTATTAACATAAGTCCAGGGTTTTTCACAATAACGACAAATTCTACCATCTGTTCCTGGAAATTTGTCTTTCATTAATTGTATATGTAAAATTAACTCTTCATACATTCCTTCTAATGTAATGTTCGGAATACGAACTTGACGTTGATATAATGAATTACCTCTTTTTTTAGGAAACATATTACTAGGTTTAAATGGCCTCATCATAGTTACTCTAACAAAATTTTTTTCTTGACCCATGTATAATTTTCGTTGGACTGCATTTCTAATTTTATTTTTTGCTCTCCATTGACGAGTCCTAACTGCTTGTGGACTATTTGAATATGTTCTAATCATCTGTATATTGTTTTAAAATTTTTAATTTTTCTTCTGCACTAGCAATTTTATCAAATTGTTTATCTACTTCATCAATGTGTTGTGGGTGTTCTCCAATACCAACAGACTGCTCTAAATATATTTTGACCGTTGCTTCAGCTTCAGAAATTTGTGCATTATATTTATCTTCTAATGCTTGTAGTATTAATTTTTTAATCATGCTACTCCTTTTATCTTTTTTTCTTTCCCTGTTTTAGGATCACGAAGTAAAGTCCATGATCCTTTACCATCTAAATAATAACCAATTACTTCCCAGGTTTTATTCTTTTTCTTTTTCTTCTTCTTTTTTTCCATTATCTTTCTCCCTTAATTTAGATTGAAGATAAACTTTTTGTTTAGTTAAAGCATCAACTTCATCATTTAATTTTTTAATAATTCCGTTTAATTCTTTAACTAATTTAGACTCTAATATTAGTCGTTCACTACTCATTGTAACCTCGCTGATTTTATAGTTTCTAACATATTATTTATTTCTTCATCTGTAATTGTAATCTCACCTTGATTCTTACATTTCAGACAGTCTCTAACATTATCTGGTTCTTTAGCAGACCCTAGATAACCATTCCCATTACAGTCGGGACAAATTGCTTTACCTAAGATTGTCATGTTTTTTACCAAATAAAGTTTGAACTTCTATAATGGGTTTTTCAACACCACCAATCATTTCATCTACACATTCTTTTGCGGTACCATTAAATGTAAATGTTTCTTTATTTTTTTCATAAATAAGAAAATAAGAATTGGTATCTCTTCTTTCTAAGTCCTTTATTTTAATCATTATACCCTCACACTTAAAGTTTTAATTGATTTAATAAATTTATTAGCAAAAATTTTTCTCACTTTCTTTTTTATAAAAGAAGGATCAAAACCTGCATTTTCACAACACTCAATAAAATTTTCATCATCATAAGATGTTAAAAATTCTTTGGCTTCTTGTCTTACAACTGGAGGTTTATCATATCTGTCTGGGCCAAAAGCATCTTCAAATGCTTGAGTTAAGACTGCTCTCCATAATCTTTGTACTGGATCATTATTTGTTTCTTCTAATACTTTCGTCGGTTGTGATATAATACCACTCATATTTACTCCTTTTTTCGTTTCTTTCTAGTTTGTTTTAACTTACCATTTAATGATTTTTCTTTTTCATTAACTAGTAAAGTTATAGTCTGAGATCGACTGATTGTCATCTGTGGTACAATGACGCGCCTTATCGAGTCTATTTTATTGTAAGTATCTTTTGGTAAGGATACGTTTTTGTATTTATTTATGTCTGTCATTATAAACCTTTCTTATATAACATATTTCTGGGATGTTATAGTAATTTATTTATAATGTCAAATACTAACCTTGTCCTTTATAACGACGTTGTTTCTGTTGCCTTTTTTCTGCCTTATTTTTATTTTTTTTATGTTGACGAGGACCTCTTTTTTTAGGTCTATCTCGCTGTATAAAATCTTTAAATTTTTTAGCCATCTTTTACGTTATCTTTTATCCATTTTTTATCAGATTCATCTAGTTTTAAATATCTAATTGAACCATTAATATGTTGTTTAGTGTCATGACCACAATTTGTACATCTATAAAATTCAGATACAATTGCAACTAGAATTGCTTCTTCTTGACACTCTTCACAAACACCATGAACTGTATCTATTTTTTGAAAATACTTTACTGCTTTCTTATCTATTATACTCATACTAGATCTTTTGCCTTTCCTATTACTGGTTTATATTTAGTTTTACCCTCTGATTTATACGCCCATAAAAATTGTTTTCTAGGTTGATCAGGTGTATAACTACAATGGATCCATCCCGAGTTGGGTTCTCCTGGAGTGTAAAATTCTAAAATCAGCTGATCATACGGAAGGTTTTTATGAATCCAATCAGCCAATTCAGCATTATCAGTTCCTATACATTCGAAATCTGCGGCCTCAGCTTTTGCATGTTGGCTGTTGATTGAGCTACCTATTTTTAGGCACAGCTGTTCGCTACGAAAACCGCTCGTCACCTTAACTCTACCAAAATGGTCACGTACTGGCTGTAAAATATTTTCACATAATGCTTTTAGTTTTTCTATCTGACCAGAGTTTGGATTGTTATTAATATCCAAACGTACAGCTGTATCAGATTTGATAAGCTCTTGAAGAGAAAAATTTCTTGATAGTTCCATTATTGACAGCTTAAACACTCATCGCTATCTTTGTCAAGGTCTGCGAGAGCATCTTCTTTACATTGTTGACTGCAAAACATATCTAATTCATCGTTTGCATCAAAGGCTTCTTTACATTTTTTACATTGTTTTCTCATTTTTTATGTCTCCCCATGTACCAATCTCCTGGTTCGTAATTCCATCTTTTACCGTGGTGTCCTCTTATATCTGCATACCACATTCTTAATTTTACAATCCATTTTAAATAATTTTTAGGTTTGGCCATAATTTCTAATATCACAAATTAACTTTTTGTCACCTCATTACAACCAAATTTAATATATAATTTATTATCATTTACAGTTTCTCTACCTATATTTTCAAGTTCTATAATAGATTTAAAACTACCTGATAAAATGCAATCATAAAAATCTTTAAAAGGTTTTTTTTCTTCGTACATAGGTATACACATACCATCTATACCCGAACATAATATCAAAGTAAGAATAAAATTCATTACTCCAATATCAATTTTTTTATTGATTTACTACCATCGATGTTCGACTCGAGCTCAGCCATCGATTTTATGCATTGATACTTAATGTGAGACTTAGACTCACGTTTTGCAATACGCTTTCCCTTCAAACAATCTGACATTGACGTTTGAATACGCGCTTCCTTGATTTCTCCGTTGATAATCATAAGTAGGGCTATCACTAACTCTGTCATTAATGTGCTGCCTTTCCATTAGCTCTTACTTTGTCTTTTAAATCTTCAATATCAACTAATGCTTTATCTAATTGTTCTCTTAAAAATTCTATATTAACTTTGTTAGTCATGTTCATTTCTTGAGTCTGTTCCATTTTCTCGACCGACTTGTACAAATCCTCAATTAAAAATATTTGTTCTTGATCCACGGGGACTTGTTCTGATTTTTTAAGTAAATCATTTTGAAATAATTCTCTTGATGTCTCCAGAGATACTAATCTTGAAGTTAACTCTGTATATCCAAGTACACCCATTGCAACGAGAATAATTAGGCTAGCAACCGTTTTCATAGGCATCTGCACTTTTGCCTCTTCCCCGATGTTGAGTGGTCTATTGGACATTAGGTCCTCCACATAAAGCCAGGACAACTAACATTACAATCAATAAACCTGTTGCGTAGTAATTCATCCTGGCCATCTCCATAATAATTACTTCGCTATGTAAGCTACAATAAGTACTGCAAACACAACACATTCAATCTTGTGATCAGACCAGTAATGTAAAACTTTATTTTTTATTTTATCAATCATTTTTTTTCTCCTCTATTTCATAGAAAAACTTGTCGGTATCTTCTGTCCGCCATGCTCTACTATCTTCAACATTCCATTCAGAAGTTTGCACTTTCCAGTCAGGAATATCATCTTTCACTGTGAAAGAAGGTATGTCCCATATACATCTATTGTTTGGTTGTGCTGCAAAATTGCCATCATCTAACGCAATTATGTGAGCGCACTTATGTTCGTGCGGTATCTCTGAATGATCAGTGTCGAGTATATTAGACTCTGGATGTGCAAAGTCAACTGTAAATAAATATTTTCCAGGGTGCCATTTCTTGTCTTTTCCAATATACTTACCGGCTTGACCGTCTAGTATATCCCAACGATGAACAGCAGGATAATAACTGAAACAATTCCATAGCTGAAGTTCATCAAGTCGTCTTGTGGGCACTCCGGATGGTTCAAATCCCTGTTGAATAAAAGCGCTAATAGGTAGGCGATAGAATATTGCACCGTTTTCCATAATAGCATGAAATAGTATTGCACGACCTGTAATAGCGCTAAGACCAAAGATAATGCAGTCACTAACTTCTCCCTTATGTTTTTTAAGATCATAAAGATACTCCTTTCTTATCTGTGCATAAGTTGGTGGTATGTTTGCGTTAAGGTATGCCATAGTTTATCCATAAATATCTCCCCAAGTTTCTCCAGATTCATAATCTACTTTATTGGGTACTTCTAATTTAACAGCATTCTCCATAATCTCAACTATCTTTTTAGCATGATCTTCTGATTCTACTGAAACATCTAACTCATCATGAATCTGTATATGTGCAACAATACCTTCTTTATATAAATCAACCATGGCTTTCTTGGTCATGTCAGCTGCTGATCCTTGAATCAATTTATTAAGAGCTTTGTATGTGTAAGCTCTTTTGATCCCCGGTCCGTGTTCCCTTAATGCATCTTCATGAGTCATTGCTTTATGCATACCAAACATATTAGGCTCCCATAGATGAAACCTACAAAGTCTCCCAAGTAAAGTTCTTATTTGTCCATGACTCTGTGCTCTATTAGATACAGAGTTCATTAGTTGTTTTACAAAAGGTACTTGTCTGTGATACTGATTAAATAGTTCATCAGCTTTTTCTTTAGTAACACCTAACTCTGCTTGTAGTTTTGTTTTACCCATACCATAGAATAAACCTAAGTTAATTGTCTTAGCTTGCGATCTATCTATCTCTGCCATATCTGCTACAAGTTGGTGAAAGTCTGTATCTGTATTGTCTCTATATTCATCAACAGCATCATATACTGATGGAAATTTTTGTAATGCTGCATAGTGTACAACCAATCTTGGTTCTTGTTGTGAATAGTCAAAGCAACCCCAAGTGTGGTTCTCTTCTGGTAAGAATAAAGATCTAATCATAGGTCCAAGATCCTTATTCCTTGCAGGAAGTTGTTGTAAGTTTGGATTAGAGTAACTGAATCTTCCAGTAACAGTTCCACCTTGATCCGATCTTATCTGATTTATATCAGCGTGTATTCGTCCTTTGTGTTCATACCTTAAGATAGTATCAATAAAAGTTGTATGTGCTTTATTAATTTCTCTTGCTTTAGCAATCATCTTTACAACAGGGTGTTGATGTTCTTGTAAAAAATTTTTAGTAAAAGATGGAGATTGAGTTTTTTCAGTTACCGGATATTTTAATTTTAAACTATCAAATACTTTTGCAATACTTCTTGCTGCCCATATTTGTGGATCAACTCCAGTTTCTTTTTTTACACCCAATAGTAATTCATTCTCTTGAGACTCTAATTGTTTTTTTAATTGTCCTGCTCTATCCGCATCAACTCTCACACCTTTAAATCTCATATCTACTAGACATGGAAATAAATCTGTTTCTAAATTAAAAATAGATTCTATATCTTGTTGAACAATTTCTGATTTAAATTTTTGCCACAACTCTAAAGTAAGTTGTGCATCTTTTTCTGCATACGCACCTACATACATTGGTGGTAACTTCCACATATCTGCTTTAGGATCTAATCCTCTAGATTTTGCTTCATCATTCAATGCAGCTTCATTTTTACCATGACCTAAATATTCCCATGACAATGCATTTAATGAGTATGCAAATCTATTTTCATCTATAAGACTACCTGCAATCATAGTATCTACCACTAAACCATTGATTTTTATACCTAAATTACGTATCCAACATACGTCATACATTGCATTATGAAAGATTTTCATAGCTGGACAAGCCATAGTATCTGCAAACCATGCTAATACTTTTTTTCTATCCATGTTGCTCCCCGATCCGTGAGCAATAGGAAAATAAAAATTTCTACCTGTAACTGCAACAGCTATACCAACAACTTCACCATTACCAATAACTGAACCAGATCCTTTTGATTTTAAATCTGGATCCCTAGTTTCTAAGTCAACTGCAATTTCATCGTATTGTCTTAAATCTGGAAACTCTTCTGGCTCAATCCATTCTGTTTGTGCTGTAAACATAGGTACTTTCATTATATTTTCTCCTTTAAAGAATCTAAATAATCTTGTTCATCTTTATCTAATTCTTTTGATGTATCTTCATCACCAAAAATTTCATTCCATCTTTTTTTATATATATCATTAGTAGGTCTAGATTTACCATCCCACTGTCTACCCTTTTCTTTTTTTGTCATTCTTTTCCTCCTCTTTTAAATGATTAATTTCTAAATCGCAATAGTGTTTTATTTTTTCTAAGTCTTCTATTGCTTTACCTTTAGACAAATATCTACAAACATATTTAATTATATTTGCTTGTAATGGATTCAATTTATTTTTTCTTATAAATGTCCAGGGTTGAATGAAAAACTGTTTGTAGTGAGATCCTCCAATTTGTTTTTCATTTGCTGTTTTAATTTCATTAAAAATACTACTATCTGTCATTACTTTCTCCTATAAGTTATTTGTGGCAGTTGTTGATTTAACGGGTAAATAAAAAATGGGAGTCGAAGGACCCGAACCAACTCTGCTCGTCAAAGCCCGAAGCTGCCACTCTCCGTGAGATAACACCCCTTCTATCCCGTTCTGTTTAAAACTACAAAGGATACCCATAACGCTCCTTTTTTGGTTTTAATATGTATAAATTTTCTTTAGCTCTAGTTGCACCTACATACCAAACTCTATGCTCTTCATCAGATTTTTCAATACTGTTTTCTATAGAGTCTCTTATCTTTTTAGCATTATCTAAAACTAAAATAACATTTTCACATTCACCACCTTTTGCTGCATGAATAGTAGATACTTCTATTCTTGGTAGTTGTGATAATTTTTCTCCATTGGCTAACATAGTTCTAATATAAAAACATTCGTCCTGGTCTGCTCTTGTAAATAAGTTATACCAAATAGCATCACTACCATAACCAAAATCATCCATAGTATAATATTGTTTGTCCTCTTTAAATTTAAAGAATGGACTATCTGGTAGGTATTCATGTATCTCTCTTACATCTGCTAAACTAAGTGTTGAACCTCCACATAAAGCATTAAAATTTAAAACTGCTTTATATAGTCTTGAA